ATGTTTTTTCCGACTTTTTCGGAATTAAAAATCCAATTTTGCTCTGGATGTCCGTTTTAAAAAATTTAATTCTGTTGCATCGAACTTGATCTTCTCCTTCAATGGTTTAGAGATCAACTTCGGTACAGATTCTAGATCAATACTATTTGCATCACAAAAATGGATGATAGCATCAATATAGTTCATGTTCTTGTTATCTAACACAAGAGTCTCAATCTCTTGTGCAAATTTAGTTGGACAGAAAAACTTCTTCTCCAAAGCCTTCTCGAACTGCTCGTCTAATTTAGTCGGCATAGTTCTCCAGCTTGAATTGAATAAATTCTCTAATATACTCGGTGAGTAATTTGATGTACTTTGCTTTGTCGTACTCTTCATAAACAACACATTCTCCATTTTCACATGCCATTATGATGACAAGTTTTTTAATCATAATCCCAGTCAATTCGTATAACATACAACCATATGCCATACACTGCACAAAGTAGTGCTCTACCCACTCTCGTGGTTTAGGTTTTTTAGATGTCTTAAAATCTATTATAGCTAACTCGCCATCATACTCAGCAATACAATCAACGGTTCCAGCAATACCTAATTCTTTACTATATAGCGGTCCTTCCAGAGCGTATATATTATCTATTTTATTTAATTTACCCTTGGCAATCTTAAACAAAAAGTCTGAAATGGGACGAACTTCAGGTAAATCTTCATTCTTTAGATAGTGTTCTGTAAGAGTGTGCATATCAGTTCCACGACCTGTTGCTGCTTTCGTGATCTTATCTGCCTCTTCATTACCCACTCTCTTTCGCCAATTAATAAAGATCTCTTTATTGAAATGACTAGTTACAGAGGTAATAGAAACCATTTTAATAAGTTCTTCCTCATCAGGAATCTTATAATAACGAACTCCATCTATATGCTCCCTTTCAAGAGGTTGAAGATCTAAATCAATATGATTAAATGGCATATCTATCAACTCTATAATCTGGAACTAGCATATAAGGTAATCTTAAGTCAGAAAAGAAAAAAACCTGTGTTAACCGAAAGTCATCATCATTCGGCATCCAATAATTAGTCTGACCATGCATATGATGACCACTGTAAACAATAGCCCTATTATAGCAGTTCTTTACCTCCATAGTCAAGTCAAAAGATTCATTATTCTTGACAATATTTTCCCTATACCAATCAATATCATCAATATTAGATATACCTTTACCACCCAAAACACCATGATATGCATCATCATGATCAGGTGGTTTAATATCATCTGATTTTGGTTCATAGAAAGAAGTACCATTATCATTTATTGGCTCAGGATCCAAATAAACAACAGCAGCAAGTTGTATTATACCATCATGATGAATCCAACCTTGATTTACTGGATCATTAGGATCACTAGAAAATCTCCATATTTTTTGAAATGCAGTATTAAGGTTATAATGACATATTCTAGAATCATCATAATCACCTAATATTGACAATAATTTTTTTCCACATTGTTCTTTAAACTCTTTATCAATAAGACCAATTTCTTCAGACCTTAATCCAGGATGATTTCCTTTTGTACAGTCATAATTAAGACTAAGAGCAAACTCTCTTACACTATCTGGATCTTTATAAAAATCATTAAATGTTAGATTGGGAAAAGGAAATCTCATACGGGAAACATATCAAGTCTAGATGAAGTCATAAAGTTTGACGGTAACTTTAAGTCAAAAACAAAAAATACTTGAGCCAATCTAAAATCATCCTCACTCGGCATCCAATAATTAGATTGACTATGTAATTGTTGTCCACTATAAGCAATACACCTATTATAGGAGTTCTTTACTTCCATTGTCAGTTCAAATTGTTCGTTATTTTTAACAATATTTTCCCTATACCAATTAATATCATCTATTTTACAAAATTTATTATCACCCCTTGTATTGGCACTAGTACCCATTATTCTTTCATATTCAGGAGTATCACCTTCCAATACATTATTAAATCTAAAATTATCACCTTTTGGATGATAAAAAGAAGTTCCATTATCACTTACTGGTTCAGAATCCAAATAAATTACTCCAGCAATATCCACATTACCATCATGATGAATCCAACCTTGATTTACTGGATCATTAGGATCACTAGAAAATCTATGTATTTTTTGAAAAAATGTTGAACAATTGAAACTCGCTCCTGCTTGAGTCCAATCATCAAATAATGACATAAATTTATCAACAGAGTGTCTATAAAAAACTGAATCATACTCAGCCAACATCATACATCTTAATCCAGGATGGGCTCCATACTTATTAGTATAACCATCCAAATTTAAAGCAAAATCTCTTACACTATCTGGATTTTTATAAAAATCATTAGAACATAAAGAAGGAAAATCAAATCTCACGAATCATACCTATTACATCTAATTGATGGTATTTTTTTACTAAAACATTGAATATCATCTATAAAAAAGACTTGAGTTAATCTAAATTCTTCATCATCTCTCCAAAAATTTGATGGAGCATGATTTTGATTACCATCATAACATATAATTCTATTATATGCATTTTTAACCTCTATTTGAACATTATAAGGTTTATTATTTTCAATTAATGTTCTTTCATATTCTTTTATAGAATTAACATCAACTGCTTTTTTATCACCTAAAACTTCATGAGAAACTTCTGGTATTGGAGGTAACTCTTCACCTAATCTTCTTTTAAAAATACTAGTACCACTATTAGGATCTGGATCTTTACTTAAATATACAACTGCTGCTACTAAAGCACCATCCTTATGAATCCATCCATCATTTGCTAGACTATCTTGGTGTTTAGAAAATCTCCATGTTTTATGAAAGGATGTTTCACCATCTATAACAATATCAGGTTCATCAAAATCATCATACATTGATAAAAACTTATGAAGACTAGTACGAGCAAACTCATTATCAATTGTAGATAAACATTTTGTTCTACAACCTGGATAACGACCTTCATCTACATGATAATCCAAAGAAAGAGCAAAATCTACTACGCTATCTGGATCTTTATAAAATCCATCATAACAAACTGTCGGAAATCTCATAATCCAGATTCAAGTTTGGCAATAATATATTCTTTGACAAGTCCAGAACGAACGATGTCCTCAACACCAAACTCTATTATATCGAAAGAAGGCATTTTACGCAAAACACTCATAAAGTCTACAATACCATTACGATCATTAGTTTTGGTAAGATCACTCTGACTTGCATCACCACAGAACATAATTTTTGAGTTTTCGCCCACACGAGTAATGATAGAATCCAATTCGTGGAAATTAAGGTTCTGAAACTCATCTACAATCACGATAGCATTATCTAAGGTGGTTCCACGAATAAACGAGGTACTCCAGAACTTAATACTTTCTTGTGCCTTCAAGTTACCATAAAGCATCTCAAAATCCGCATCAGAAGGCATCTGGAACATATACTTCACCATATTCTTATATGGAATTTGGTAAATGTCTGCCTTATCTTCATGATCACCAGGCAAGAACCCAATTTCACGAGTAGACACTAATGAACGAACCAAGTAGATTCTCTCATATGGTGTATCTGTAGATAAAACATCTTTTATTGCATTATATAAGGTAATAAATGTTTTACCTGTACCAGCAATACCATAAGCAATTAGATGCTTTCCTTCTTTATAAGAATCAAACAATCTTTTCTGATTATCTGTTAATGGTTGAATATCAACAAGATAATCGGTATTAATTGGTTTCTTTCTTTTTATTTGTTTGGTCGTCAATCCAACCCCGATAGGTTGTTCAACCTTCTTTTTCCTGGGCATTTTACTTAATTGGCTTAACTCTAGATCCTGGTGCTCTTGATGCTTTCTTCAAGACTTCATTCCAACCAGGATTTTTATTAACTAACTTATCTTTCCATTCACCAACCTCACCTGTACCAGGCATAGTAGAAGGATCTGACCAATCTCTAGTCCAATCTGGATTATCTTCACACCACTTAGACCAATCATGGATGCTCATTGCGACTTCTTTCTGTTCGCCTGTTTTTTTGTTCACTACTGGATACGTTGCCATTACTTTTTCCTCACAGGTACTTCAATTGTCCATGACGATGATTCTAATTTAACAAGATCAAAGTTTTTCTTGAACTCTTTTTCTCTTGCTTTCTTTTCCTTCTCCATCGTCAACTCAACAGTTTCAATAGTTCTCTCACCATAGTGAGATTTATTCGGATCTTTTAATCCCATATAATCTAAGATAGCACCATCTACCATGAACCAGAGTGAATCCCAAGTAAGTGTATCTCTTAATTTAACTGCTATTCTATCTATATCATTTTCATCAAGATACTCACCAGATGATACGGCATTTGAGTAATCTTCATACTGAGATAAGAGTTTTGCTCTTACTTCTACCAACTCATTGAGGTTGATAGTGATTTTGATGTCATCATTAATTGCCATAATTAAACCCACTCAAGTGCTTCGGAAACGGAAGGAAATTGTTCTACAAATATGGATCTTGCCTTCTCCACAACATCCATATGCTCTTTCTGTGTACCGTGTGCAGATCTCAAATTAATGTAGTGAATCCAAGAACGGCACGAACCAGTCATATACAGTCTTGTTGGAGTGGCAAGTGGAAGCACAAATCTGGCACATTCCTTTGCGACTCCGTTTTCTAACAAAGCATTATAGAGATTCATAGAATCCTCAAAGTGTCTTGCGATTAGTGCCTGATACTCCTCTTTTTTCTCCTGTGGAATATCATCGTTACTATTCTGACGATTTTTCAAGTCCTGACTGCGAAGATCTGGTACAGGAATCTCAGTATCTAAGAGTTTTGTATCAGCATATCTCTGAGAAAACTCCTGAAACGTAAAGGATCTATGCCTCAAAATTTGGGCCGCTAATCCCCTCGTCGTCTCGATCTCCAAAGTCATCGAGGATTGTTCAAATACACTCCAATGATTATGCTTAATACAATACTGTAATAATCCCGCATATTTCTCATTTTGCTGATTGGAAGGATTTGATACTCTGGCAATATATGCCATCATCTTCTCAGCATCGGGTGTGATACTTACAAATTTAACATTCATCTCTTTTTTAGAATCTTAATAGGCATTGTTACTAATTTCTCCCAAGGAGAATAATCATCAAAAAGAACAGCAGCTTTATCACCACTAATTCTTTGAATAAATCCTTCATAACCATTATAGATGGAAGTTACATCATCTACAACTATTTGAGTACCAGGAAGAATAGGTCCAGGTTCACCTGCTTTA